CACAAGTCTAATTTGAAGTCTTTGTACTCATCCATAATGCCTTTAACTTCACCAATGAAGTCACGTGCCATAGCATCTGAAATACTACCACTCATGTCAATTGCCACTGACACATCAATAGTTTCTTCGTTCATCATACCTGGCAATATAGCACCGCAATGTTGACTCTTACGATTAGGGCGGCTGAAACTAAAATTACTTTTTAGAATACTTTGGATATTCATACGCAACATTTGACGCCAGTCCATCTTTGGCTCTGTAAATGTTTGGATCATACGTGCCACAGCACCTGGAACACGTCCGGCGCCCGCCGCCTGAGCCGCTGCCACCATGGCTTCTTTGATCTCGTCTTTAATGGCTTTCTTTTCTTCAGCAGTTAATTTTGGACGGCCCTTGCCTTCTTTGTCTCCGTCACCATCTTGGTCGCCTTCGCCATCGCCTTCACCGTCCAAGTGTTCGTCCAACAACTCGCCCAATGAACCGATGTCAATCTTTTCTGCTTTCTCATATAAGTCATCATAGATCTGCTCATAACTCATACCACGATATTTGTTATCTTGGAAAATCTTGATCCAACTTGGCACTTCACCAATGCGCTCATCTTTTAAGATTTGATTGACAGCATAGTCAGCGGCAATGTTTGACAACTGTGGATCACGATGATCACGACGTCCCATGTGATCAAATACATTGTGTAACACTTCGTGAGCAAATCCAAACTCTGCTTCTTTGGGTTTGAGTTTGTTGACAAAGTCGTTATTATAATAGAAGTTACGACCATCTGTGGCCAATGTAGCACACCAGTCTGACGCATCGATAAGTTTCATGCGTGTGGCAAGGTTGCCAAAGAATGGATGACGAAGTAGCAATCCAATACGAGCAGTAACCAATTTTTCTACAATCTTGGATTTTTCTGCCGAGGTATACTCTTTGGCAACAACTGGCTTTTTAACTTTTTCGGCTTTCATTACAGATGTCATATTGTATCCTTGTTAGTGTCTAAGTATATATTATACAGTAAATTTATCAAAAGAGCAAGTAAAAAAGGCCCTTACGGGCCAATTTTATTCCATTGCCTGGATAATGTACTTTCCGTACTTGTCGTGGAAGCGATCAAAGTTCTTTAACTTGGTAGCATCAAATGGCAGTTGATAGTTAGTCAACGCAACCTTAGCACCCATCACAACCAACTCTGTGGGGAAATTATCCATCATAAATCCAAAGAAGTTGTCTGCCATGCTGTCCCAATCTTTGATCTTCTTTTGATCGGCACTTTGGAGTTCATAGCACAGGCTAACTGTTAACGAATACATAGCGGAAATCTCTTTAATCTCACACTTCCTTACCTTGCCAATTAGAATGTCTTCGGGCCTAGGCATCTGTTTTGCCACTTTGCGGTGAGCCATAAACTTAACAGCCAGACCTTCGCCAATAGCACCAGCAACCAAATCAGTCAATGTACCTTCATCCAAGTCATCATCGATCAGCAAGTCGCTAACAAATGACCAACTACGTGGTGTAGCAAAGGCACGTGAACTAGACTTTGGATCAAAGTCGTATAAGTCTTGTTTGGCAAAGCCAACATAACCTACAACCTGTTCGTGAACACGGTTAGTGGTAGCCCAGTTTAACCAATCTTCGTAGTCGGTCTTAAGTTCTAAGTGAACAAAACGGTTAGCCAACGGAGCAGGCATACGATAAGTAACACCCTTGTCAGTTTCACGGTTACCTGCGGCAACAATGCTAACACCTTTTGGCAAAATATAAGTACCAACACGACGATTCAACACCAATTGGAAAGCCGCTGCCTGTGTAGCAGGAGCCGCAGAATTCAATTCATCTAAGAACAAGATAGCAGTTGACTCTGGATCTGTGGGCAATTCTGCTGGAGGTGCCCATGTCATTGTGTTTTCAATAGAGTTAAAATAAGGAATACCTTTAATATCTGTAGGTTCCCAAAGGCTCAAACGAACGTCAATAACTTCACGACCCTGTTCGTCGCCAATTTGTTTAACAATATCGGATTTGCCAATACCGGGGGGACCCCACATGAATACTGGACGCTTAATTTTAACGCATTTACGAAGGCTACGTTTTGCTTCGTTGGGAGTAACTGTACGATTAGAAGAAATTTGCTCTGCCATTTTAAACTTTCAGTGTTTAGGTTAATTTAATACTGATTGCTTCTTGCTTCAGTATGTATTAATTATACACGAATTATACCTCTATGTCAAGCAGATTTTAGGTTTTTTGCTTTTGCTGTGCTAAATTTTACAATATTGCCGGAAAACAACACCAGTTGTACAGCCATTTTATCATTAAAAACAAAAACGGCCTTGTTGGTAATATACCAGGGGCAATCAATAAAATTGTCCAAACGGATAATAAGTTGATTTGTGTATTCTATAGGGTCTTCAAATCGGACTTTATGGGCTGTAAATTGAGTAGTTAATCGAGCAAACCCGTCGTCGGTTAATCTTAGCCCGCCCTTTTCCTTTTTACGTGGATTTTGCCACCATTGGGCAACCAGTTTTCTAATGGATTTTTCGTCAGTAGGTAATCCAGATTGTTCTGCTACGTATTTGGTAATGTCAATCTTTTGATTCATTGGTTAACTTATCCCCAGTTACCAATTTAAAAACGGCAAATTCTGTGGTATTGAATTGCTTATTGAGTTTTTCAGCGAGATTAATGGCATGTCCGGAATTTGAGAAACTGACTTTTTTATATTTTGGACCTAATTGTTGTGCTACAATACTGCTGGTTTTCAAATTAATAGGCTTATCCTGATAGAATACAGCCCAGATAGCATCCGCTTCTAGTACTTGTTCTGTTTTATAAGTCTTTTTACTGGTAACTTCTAGCAAGACTTTGGGTTTTGGCCTACTCATATATACGTTTCTCCGAAAAGTGCGTATATATTTAGCAGGTTTAATTAGAATTTTCCACCATCCATCTTAACTTCAATAACGTCATTTTGAGTAGATGCTAGGACTTGATCCATGTCTCCGGCTAATCTAGTCATAATAACACTTAAACTATTTTGAAGATCTGTGGCTTCTTTGATAGTAAGGGTAACGGACTTTTGATTAGATTTAATTGCTACTCTAGTCTTATCTAAAAAGTCTTCAACTGGTAGTGTGTTTAATTGTTTCATACTTTATTAACATTATTTAATACCAATTTCATTTCTGCTTCAGTTTTAAACGGACCTTGAAATGGGTAGCGTTCTAATGTAATTAGTTTAGGACAAAAACTCTTGACCCATCCTTTTCTAAACTTGATCACGTAATAGCCTGCACAATATTGACTCTTGCTTTTGGCACTCTTAGCATAGAGTGGTAGTTTCTTTTTAACGCTGTACACAGATTCGTAGGGTTTGCTACTGCACGGAAAATCGTAGATACTGTAATTACCAAATTCTACAATATCTTTTTTAGATTTTTTAATGCTTTCTTCAAAGATAGCAATACCAAACTGTGCATTGATTTCTGCTAGATCTTTAAAACTAATTTGTTTTCCTTTTTTAAGAAAAACATATCCTTTCTTGGCTTTGGCAACACTTCCTATTTTCACTTTTCCATCTTGGACTAACCATTCTTTATTTGGGATTAATACTTTTGCTGTTGAGTTCATTGTGTGTACCTTGCATTTAATGGTTCCGCATAACTCTGTACCTGCTCGCTGATCTTAACTAGATCATATTCGGCACAAAGTTTTAACAATCTAATACCTACTTGTGCTACATTCTTGTCAGCAGAGATAGCAGTATCAATTGTTTCTTTAATCAACGATTTAATCTCATCTGGCTGTGCTGTAAGATCACAGAGTTGAACATTACGAGTATAGTCATCTAACACACGATGTTCTAAACCTTCGTGGTCGGTCCAACGCTGAAGCATCATGTTGTTCCAAGAATATCCTTTGGATTCTCTATCGGCAAAGGCCTCACGGAGACCAACCTTATTCTTTGTCCCCTTCTCACGTACTCCCGGATAAGCAGAGAAGATGTTGTCGGAGGTGTCGCCACGCATACACTTCTCAAAGAGTAGCCATGTTGGGTCCGGAGGGCCTTTTGGCAATTTAGTCTTTTTATCAACGACATACTTACCTTTTTCATCAAAGTATCCTTCGATAGTAGTTGTAACCT